TTTTGCGGCGGGCCTTCGTTCAGTTACGTATTGCTGTCGAGAAGGCCATCGCCCATCGCCGGTCAGGAAGGTCGGGTTGGCGAGCAGGATTCGCTCGCCGAGGCGTCGGGACTCGCTCCCGGCGAAGCCGCCGATGAGCGTGACGCCGGGGGCAAGTCGAACGCGAGGTCGCGGCGCTCGCGTGCCGCGGTCGGCCCGATACGCGCAGGGCAATCCAGAGCTCGACGGGACAGTTCGGCGATGCGTAAGGGTAGTTGTTGATGTTCTTCGTTCAGTTACGTATTGCTGCCTGCCTGCCTGCATGCCTGCGTGTCCGTGTGCCTGCGTGCCTGCGTGCCTGCGTGCGCTGCGTGCCGCGTGCGTGCGTGCGTGCGTGCCTGCGTGCCTGCGTGCCTGCGTGCCTGCGTGCCTGCGTGCGTGCGTGCGTGCCTGCGTGCCTGCGTGCGTGCGTGCGTGCGTGCGTGCCTGCGTGCGTGCCGTGCGTGCGTGCGTGCGTGCGTGCGTGCGTGCGTGCGTGCGTGCGTGCGTGCCGTGCGTGCGTGCGTGCGTGCGTGCGTGCGTGCGTGCGTGCGTGCGTGCGTGCGTGCGTGCGTGCATGCGTGCGTGCGTGCGTGCGTGCGTGCGTGCGTGCGTGCGTGCGTGCGTGCGTGCGTGCGTGCGTGCGTGCGTGCGTGCGTGCGTGCGTGCGTGCGTGCGTGCGTGCGTGCGTGCGTGCGTGCGTGCGTGCGTGCGTGCGTGCGTGCGTGCGTGCGTGCGTGCGTGCGTGCGTGCGTGCGTGCGTGCGTGCGTGCGTGCGTGCGTGCGTGCGTGCGTGCGTGCGTGCGTGCGTGCGTGCGTGCGTGCGTGCGTGCGTGCGTGCGTGCGTGCGTGCGTGCGTGCGTGCGTGCGTGCGTGCGTGCGTGCGTGCGTGCGTGCGTGCGTGCGTGCGTGCGTGCGTGCGTGCGTGCGTGCGTGCGTGCGTGCGTGCGTGCGTGCGTGCGTGCGTGCGTGCGTGCGTGCGTGCGTGCGTGCGTGCGTGCGTGCGTGCGTGCGTGCGTGCGTGCGCGTGCGTGCGTGCGTGCGTGCGTGCGTGCGTGCGTGCGTGCGTGCGTGCGTGGTGCGCGATGGTGATGTTTTTTGGTCTACCATTTGGTTCATCTTGCTAACAACAATATTTACATTGGTATACCCATCTTCATTTGCAGCAACAAGAACATTAAAAATGCTCTTCATATCATCATCATTAATAATGTTATCCTCAAATTCGGGAAACATCTTTTTCATAAAACGAAACTTTTTTATTTGGATCCAGTGGATTCTTCTTAGGATCCTGAGTTCTTGATGGATAAATCTTAATGTCTCCACCAGCAGAAATTCTCTTCGCTGACTTGAGAAGTTTTTCGTGTCCAACTGTTGGTGGATTAAAACGTCCAAATACAACAGTTAGTGGTGGGAGTTCTTGTTCTTGTGCTTGATCTTGTGGTGCTGCTCCAGGTGCTTGTTGTGGAACTGGTGCAGGTGCTTGTGCTGCTTGTGGTTGTGTGGTGTTGGAGCAGGTCCTGCTTGTCTTGGTGCTGCTGCAGGTTCCGCTGCTCCTGCTTGGCGTCCATCAATGAACTTGAGTTTTCCTTTGTCTGTTCTTGCTACAACTTTACCAGAACGATCCAACCAACCACCGTGTCCGTCCCCCTTCAGACCCAGTTTTGAGCTCTGCTGATATGCTTGCGATTGTGTCGCTTCTGATAAGAAACTTGAGAAACTCTTCATATTATGTCTTTTCTTACTTATATTTATCAGTCTCCAACAACTGCTAATGGTTTCAACGCAATTTATCTCATTTGGAATATTTTTTGCAGTTACCATCCTTCACTCCAACAGTATCCTCTACCAGGAGACTTTTCTAAAAATTATACAGGTAATATCCTTTTAATCTTTTGATTGTTTGGGTCTCAAGATGCAGTATGATCTTCTGTTCCTTCTACCAGTAAGTCTTAAATATGGCAGAATCATTTTCTTACTTGCGTCATCAATTTTTGCCTCATAAAAACTACCATTTACTTTCTAAAGTCTCCAATTATTTAATAAGAAGACTCTACATCCATGGGACCAATGTACATATAATGTATAATGGTCCTCCCATGTTTGTATTGCCGAACTATTGTTTCTTTTAGATGCTCACCAGACTTTCTCGCATACATATGCTGGAAGTCCTGAATTCCTTCTTTAAATCTCCTTCTTTTTATTAATATCTTTTAAAAGCCTGCAATTCTAAAAACAACTTTGTTAGTCCAGGAACTGCAAGTTTCTAAGTCCTGAATAGCCGTCACCAGCAATACTTGGAGCACTTTCTCCTTTATTTGATATATTAATTGGATTTTAGTTCTTTGTCGTACATTATACCAACATCAGATGTATGAAAGTCTCTGTTACCAGTCCAGAAGATCTTGCACCTTCACAAATTTTGTCCGGCTTAGAAATTCTTCAACCATTTGTAATCCTCTACACCATTTGCACTCGACAGATTGTAAATGGTTTTAGCATTATTTTCTACCAAATGCCGACTCGGAAATTAATTGCATCTAACACAAACGCAACATACATTTCTTGCCTTTCTGCTAGGTTAGTATTTCCAGCCATTTATACAAATACTTTTCTAAGTATTTAGAATGGAGATAAGGAGACTCGAACTCCTGACTTCCTGCCGTGCAAAGGCAGTACACTCTGACCAGATGAGTTATATCCCCAGACTTACCTAGATATATATAAAACCCCTCAACTAAAAAGTCAAGGGGTTAGAGCAACCTTCCGTGGTTATTTATCAACCACTGCTTGGCACGAAGTTTTGCAAGAACTGCTCCTGCTACTTTTTCACCACGCTCTTTGGAACCATAACGCTTTCCCGCAGATGCAGCAATCTTTGCAAATGCTTTACCAGGTTTGCCGATGTCCTTACCTGCTCTTGCTGCCTTTGCCGAATATGATGCTTCAAGAATAGCATCAATCTCTTCTGTCGAAAGATTAATCATCATCTGCTCTGGATTTTCATATCCTTCTGTTTGCAAATACTCAAGAACAGTATCAAAAACATCTACTTCTTCTTCACCGATCCTCTTTGCGCTTTGCATAGTCCATTTGCGCCATTTTGTAAGAAGCATATTTCTCACCTTCTTTTGCTGGAAGAGGTCTGTGACCTGCATCTTCTTTCTGCAGCAAGGTCCTTCTCTTCTTTCTGAAGATTCGCCCTTTACTGCTTCTTCAATCTCTTCCTGAGGAGCATAAACTTCAGAATATGCTTCCACCAAACCTTTGAGTTCTTTGCTATCCATTAGAAATTGTTTGTATTCTTCTAGATTTATTTAGAATTTAAACTAACTCCATTGGATAATGGTCAGAATCAACATCTATAGTTTTCTTTCTTTTCCTTTTTGCCTCATTCACCGAAGATAGTGTGAACAAGTTTGGATGTTTTTCTCCAAACTTTCTTACAATAGTTCCAGCAAGTCTATTTGCTTCATTCTCTGTCGGAGAACCTGCATGACCGCTTCCATTATTACCTTCGTTTGTGCTGACGATAATGAGTAAGTTCGTGAGCAACGGTTCTTAAGATATCCATAGTCTGACGACCTTGTATATCAATCACAATACGATTATCTTTAATCTGACCAAATGCTGCGATTCTTTTTGCAAACTTGGGATCATCAACAAAGTGAATTTTTGGTAGTTCTTTTATATCCAGTTCTTTTTTACAAATGGAAGGAATGAATGAACGACTTTCTCAAAGTGTTCTTTTGATATCCCTTCTGCAACAAAAGACCGCGAAATGTTAAACATCTCACAGTCTCTTTGAAGTTTTCTCCACTCAGAAAAATACATTGTCGTTTTCTAAGTATTTATTCAATGCCCAGTGCTGATCCAAGGTTATCATCAATACTTTGAATGACTGAGCGAATATCAGCAATACGAGGAGGAACACTTACTTCATCATAAGTATATCCCCGCTGTGCTTCAAAAAGAACTTGTCGGACTGCTGCAGCATGAGCGAGGATCCATTTTTACAGTTACTTGTTTTTCTTTACTCACAGGTCTCCCTCCACACGATTTTCAGAACGATAAACATCAAAAGCACCTTCAGGATAACGAGCACTCAGTTTTTCGTAGTTCATTTCCATAACTTCACGGAAATTGGTGTCAAGAGCCATACACGCTTGAGCAAGATACCAACAAATATCACCAAGTTCACGTTTCATATGAAAGACATTTTCTTCATTATAAGGTTTGCCTTGAAGAATAATTTTCTTTACAACTTCAGTAAACTCACCTGCTTCAGCACTTATACCAAGAGCAGCAGTCAAAAGACGGGGAACATCAGCATCATTATTTGCTTCTAGTTCAGTCATACGAGCAAGAAGTTGTGCAAAGTCGCTACTTGCAGGACTAGTGGTTTGACGAACAAACTCAATATACTTTATCGCTATCAATAACTTTAGTCATACTTAAAATTTAAATCCCTCAAATGATTTTTTAGGTTTCTTTTCTTCATAATCATACTCTTCTTCTTTTTCCGTTGTCAAGAATGTCTTGTTGAGCAGATTGTTCGCAATCATAAAGACGCATCTTTGCCCTATCAATACCAACCACAAAACGTTTATGAATAGTTGGATCATTATAACGGTTCTTCAGTTGCTTCACTAGAATCTGTCCAAGTCCTTCCAACTCTTCAGTGCTAATAAGGGCAAACATAAGATCAGCAGTAGCAGGAAGACCAAAGGACTCACTAGTATCAGTAAGTTCAACATCAGAAGAACCATAACCTGAACGAGTGGTCTGAGTAGCGGAGACAATCGGGACATTAAACTCCACGGCAAGTCCCCTAAGTTCCTCAGCAATTGCCTTGACGAAAGTATAAGAGTTGATGTTGCTGTTTCCGCGATACCTAGAGGAAGCACAAATATTAAGGTAATCAATGAAAATAATATCAGGTCTAAATGACTTTTTGAGAGCAAGTTCATTGAGAAGTGATTTAAAATGCCCAGCGTGAGCAGAGGCAGTTGGATATTCCTTAATTATAAGAGTTCCTTGAGTTTTCTTTGAGAGATTTGTAACCTTGTTCTCAAACATCTGTTTAGGAAGTTCTGCAATATCCTGAATTGGAACATTGAGGAGGTTGGCATCAATTCGCTCAGCAATTCGCTCCTCCGCCATTTCAAGAGTGATGTAGAGAACGTTCCTGCCTTGCAGTAAGACGGAAGAAGCAACATGGCACATAAAGAGACTTTTTCCGACACCTGTACCAGTCAAGAGCGATATTGAGAGTCTTATTAGGTAAACCACCTTTTGTGATTTTGTTGAAGAACTCCAAGTCGAATTCAATTTTGTCCTCCTTCTTGTGATAGGACTCATAACGTTGTTCATAGTCTAACAGATAATCATGTCCAATGTGAGTATCAAAAGATACAGCAAGAGCATCTGATAAAATGCTGAGGAATGCTATCACGATTTTTCTTATCATCTTTACCATCTGCAATATGGATTGACTCCATAAGAGCAAGATAGATAGCACGATCACGACACCACTTTTCAGTAGTATTACATAACCAGTTAAACTCTGCAGGAACATCATCAAGACATCCAATCAAATGAGTGATTTCTTTAAATGAAGTGTCATTGATATCTTGACGTTTTTCTACTTCAATACAAAGAACTTCTTTTGTAGCTGGTTGATTGTATTCCTGAATAAACTTCAAGATTTCTTCAAATACAACTTTTTGATTTGTATCCTCAAAGTATTCAGACTTGAGAAAATGGAATGACTTTACGAACATATTCTTCGTTGTGCAAAAGATTACGAAGAATAAGAAACTCAACTTGTTCCATGCGGCATATCAAATACAAATGTTATTCTGGTCTCGTCACCGATATTTACGGTTCCGTGTGGTAACTTATTATTAAACCAAAGAAGAGTTCCTGGTTCAACAATTACAGTGTCTGTTCCACAAAAATATTGATATCTTCCAAGAATAGAAAGATGATATCTATCCCTTGTAAGATAATATGTTCCTTCGTCAATATGTGCTCCTACAATTTCATCAACAGGTAAGGAAAGAAATCCGCAACGATGTATTTCTCTATTTCCAAAGTGCTTGCGGATAATCTTTCTGATTTCACTGTGATGTTCATATGCAGGAGTTTTGATATTGATTTCAGAATCTCCAACAAAATCTTCTTTGCTTTTGACTCCACCCATTATAAGTTGCAATGCACTTACAGGCAAGTCAGCAAATCCTCTATCAACTAAAGACTGAGAATCTTTCAGATGTTTCTGATGATCCCAGTCTTGTGGATATTTTTTAAGTTGATCTACAACTTTAGATACATTGATTCCAGTCTTAAGAATCTTAATCATGAACCGTAACTAAACTCTTCTCTTGCAATCTCATCAAGTTTTTGCATTACTTCTGGAGTGAAATACTCTTCAGGTTCTGCAAGAATCTGTTTTGCATAGATTTTCTTACCATCAATCTCATAGCGTCCTGCTACATTCTTCCAGAGTCCACCAATCTCACCAAGTTCCAGAAGACCATAATAACGATCAAGACCGCGCTCATCATAATACAGACGGATCTTCAACATCTTTATTCTCCTTACTCAAACGCGATTTAGCAGTCTTAGCTTTGATAATATTTCCGACCACTTCTGTTCCATCCTTTTCTTTCTTTTTGCTGAGATAAATGATCGTGCTTGCTGCGTACTTGAGTCCAGAACCTCCTCCCATTTCTTTAGTTGGTACGTAAGTCCGATGACATCGTATGTATGATTTGTGACAATGAGCGGGACATTTGCTTGACCTAGTTTAAGAGTTAACATTCTGAAATGCACCTTTGACAAGTTGTGATTTAGTCATATCACGAACTTGCTTGTCGTTCAGTGCATCAGTAATTTCTTTCTCTGTGGAAAGCATACCAAGAGAGTCTAACACAAACATACAGGGTTTGCGTTCTTCTACAGGTTTTTTTAAGATACATGTCAACTGCTTTAAGTGCCTTTACTACGAAACTCTTCTACAGTAACAACATTAACAACAACAGTACGTGATGTATCAATGCCACGTGACTCTCAAGAGTGATTTGGTAATAGCAGCTTCAGTATCAAAGTAGAGACAATAACCATCGGGGTTAGTATCAAGAAAATTCTTAACCACAGCGAGAGAAAAGAAAGTCTTTCCAGTAGAAGACTCTCCAGCAATAGCAGTAATCTTATTCCCAGATACACCACCAAATATGCTACCTGAAACCAGTGCATTAAAAATGTATGAACCCGTGTCAACATAAGTTTCAGTTTCATCAATATCAGATGCTAACTTTGTAAAGTCATCACCGATTTCTTTTACAATATCTTTAAGAATCCATCACTCATCATCCCGTATTGTTCACGAAGTATTTCTTTATATAGGTAAACCTGCTCTTTAAGTTCTTTGACTAGTTTAGTTTTGATACAAGCAGCATCCCACCAAATTCAAGTGCTTTTCAATCGTATCAGTCTTTATCATTAATAGGTAGATCCATCAGGCAAAAAATTCAAGGTTTACAGTTTTTTCATTCCACCAATGAATCAAGAATAATCTTGAGTGGTTCTAAAAACTCTTCTCAAATTGTAAGTTCATAGTCTATGTATTTGTCAAGATTAAGTTCTTTTGGAAACTCTTGAATGAATGAAATAACATTTTCGTGAATAATATTTGGTTTCTTCAAATAGATAAACTTAATCTTTTCTCCATTTTGAATAAGAGAATATTTATTGTTAAGTTTTTTCTGTTTAATATAATGATTAAACAGCAATGCTCCACGAATATGAATAGGAGTTCCTTTTGCATAAATGTCAGATGATGATTGATATTTTTGAACATCAGATGCTGATACGTGGAAAAGCAATTTCTTCTGGAGGTAAGTTTTTTAAACTTCTTTACGACACTTATCAATAAAATTAATCACATCATCTTCAGTTCCACTCATCATTAATTTGAAGAGCATCTTTAATCATCTTACGACAAGGTGCAGGTGTAGAAGATTTGACTGCTTCAATACCCATTATTTTCAGTTTAGGTTCTTCATAACGAACACCTTCACTATCCCACACATTAAGAATATATCGTTTCTTTGCAGTCCAGATTCCACGTTCAGCAATGTTCTCACGCTTCATCTGCATCTTTCTGGTCGTAAGCATTTACATACTCAGCCAGTTCTTGGTAAGCAACTTTCAATATACTTTTCAAGTTCCACTTGACAGACCTTATCAAGGAACGAAACAATGCCTTCAGTAGTTTTCTCTCTTCCCTTGTATACACTTTCAACCAGAGGACCCATATTAAGATACAATAGAGTCAGTATCAGAAGCAATAACATAATCAACACTCTTCGGTTTTAAGAATTTTATTTAAATAAGCATTCATCTTATTCTCAATCCAACGAATTGAAACCTGTCCAGAAAAAGTAATTGCTTCAGCATTTGCAAGTTTGTAAGTATCGAAAATACTGATTACCGATAGCACCATAAGCAGAGTTAAGTTGAATCTTACTGTGCCATCTGAATGTTATTACATCTGGCAATCTCCTTCTCCAGTTCTTTGTTTTTGGTTCTTTTCATATTGCTTGCTTTGCCGCAATCATCTTCTTCTTGAAGATGACACGATCATTATACATCTTTTCCATCAGTTCTGGAAGAAATCCACGAACATCTTTACGATACATTGCACCATTAGCACAGACCGCATAGTCTTTATACATCTCAAAAGTCAAGTTCTTTATTCAAGAATCTTATCCACAGTTGACCGTTGGATGTCTTCTGTCAACAAGAGTTTCTGGGGACTGATGTTGTATTGCATAATAAGATGAGGATACAGTGAGTTTAAGGTCAAAATTGACAACCCAATCATACTTACCAGGAATCAGGTTCTTTTACATAAGCACCAGCATACTTTTCATCCTTTTGAGATTTATTCTTAGGAGGAATTACAATATCTCTTTTCTTAAGATAGTTGTAGATGATATTATCCCACATACGAACTTGATAGAACACATCAGCATAATTCACTTTTGCGTCATATGCCATCGTCAAGGCAAGTTCAATCAGTTTCATCTTGTCTTCCAAACGATCAACAAGTTCTACGTCAATGATGTTATATTCAATAAACTTTTGCCAACCTTGAGTATAGAAATCTTTGAAAGTATCAAACTCAGAGTGATCCAGTTTTTTCTGCCCAAGTTCAACTTCAGCAATGTAATCAAGACGATATGATTCCTGTGCTTTATAAGTAAACTTCTTATAAAGATCAAGATAATCAAGTTGAGTCAAACCACCAACATCAAATGTGGTATGTTTACGTCCATTAATAAAAACTTCTCCTTCAGTTACAAGTCCCCAGTTAGACAAACGTTTCATTAGTTTTTCACCAAGAACACGATTAAGTCTCTTACAGATATAAGGAATATCATAAAATTGAATATTCCATCCAGTAATTACATCGGGAACATCAACCATCCAATAATTAATAAAATGATTGAGAAGTTCATATTCACTTGGACAATGATGATATGTTACATCACTGCGATTATTCTTAAATGGTTTTACTCCCCAAGTAATAATTTTCTTAGTTGTATAATCTTGAATTGTAATTGACAAGAATTTCTTCGGAACAAGATTCCACATCTGGGAAACCCTCTTCAGAAGCAACCTCAATATCCAAAGTTACAAGTTTGATTTTACTAATGTCAAACTTAATTTCATCTTCTGGATATTTTTCTGAAATGTATTGATAGATGTAACGATCATTTCCATAGATCTCAAATCCATCAACCTCATCATATTTTTTATAAAACTCACGACAATCCCTTACTGTTCCTGGATTAATTGGTTCTACTGCTTCTCCACTTAATGTTCTATACTTGGATTCTTTTTTAGTTTTTACAAAAGAGTTGGAAAGAACTCATCTCTTGTTTCAAATCTTTTACCATTTTCTACTCCACGAACCAAAAATTGATTTCCAATCAATTGAACATTAGTGTAAAATGTTCATTCTTTAATTAAGTCCTCATATTTTTCAAGAAGTGTCGGAGTTGGATCTGCAAGAGTCAAGAATCTTATCCGAACTCATCATAAATGTATTTTCTTTGGTATAACCACAAAGAAATGGTTCTAAATGTCATTCTTGATCTCTTGCTTATCAACAAATGGATTAACCAATTTGCAATCTGGTTCTCCAATGTCTGCTCCAACTTCTTCAATCTGAGTTATTAGAATCTAGATTGTTCAGTAGTGCTAGAATTTTGGTTTGCTTCTGTTCCACGAGATAACACGTCCTCCACGTACATTTCAGAAAGTTTTCAATAGGTTCTACAATAGTTACTACCCAATCAGCAGCAACAGGAATAACTTGATCTTTTGAAAGAGGCATCCAAGGATACAGAGAAACTTGATATGCTGCTTTCTTTTGTTCTTCGGTGCTTTCTTCTGTAAGAAGACTTGGATCTCTCATCTTAACCAAACAAGGTTTGTTTAGAAAATATCCAACAATCCTACGGTCTTCTTCTTCACCAATAACCATTTCTTTTATATCTGAAATAATGTCTTCTCCAGATTTTAAAAGTAAAAGTTTAATTGTCATTTGTACTCCATACCTCCATTCATTTTAGCAAGAAAAATGGGAGGCGTCAACCTGGATTTTGCCAGTTGCCTCCCTTGGTGCAGCGACGACGATATTCATTTGTATTTATCATTCACGTTTCTCTTTTAAACTTACAAACTTTCTTTCCAGGAAGCATAGCATAACTTGTTGTTCCTGCCCTAACCACATTTGGTTTTGGTGGTTTGGCATCAGCACCAAAGTCACCTTTCATTTCATTTATGATAAGCATAAACTCCTGGAAAGTCATCAGTTTTAAGTTTTTTAAATATTTAGAGATAGTCTTTTCGTTTATGATACTCTGGAACAATTCTACCCAGCAGCAACAGTTAAAAGCCCATCCTCAAAATCAACTGATCTAACTTCCGTATCATCAGAGAGCGTCCACGCTCTCTTAAATCTCATTGAGCCAAACCCTTATGGAGATAGTTGGATTCCGTTTCTTTATCTTCCTTTTGACCCTCCACAAAGAGTTTACCGTCTTGTGTATAGACATAAACTTCTTTCTTCTTAAATCCAGCAAGTGCAAGTTCTAGTCGAGACTCTACATTACTTACTTGAACCAAGATTATAAGGGGGATAGTTAGTTGTGGTTTCGTGAAGATTGAAAAGACGATCAAAATATTCGTCCATTCCAATGCTATTGCGGGTGATTCTTATCCATCAAAGCAGGAAGATCCGCAGCAGTAAACCTTGAAGGTACAAGATTAGTCATTATGGTAACTCCTTTAAAAGCGAGTTTGTGTTGTGTGGACCCTTTCGGCATCCAATACTAATTATACATAACGATTCAGGTAAAAAAACGCGGGTGACTTTTGAATCCGCCGAATCCAATTTTTATTCGGCTTCTACTGCTTTTCCTTTTTTACCAATATTATACTTCTGTTCCAAAATCCAATCACCCTTGTCTTTATAAGCAAGAACTTTAATTTGGTTAAGTGGAGCAATATCAGTTACAGAATCTTCCTTTAACAACAGTAATCAATCCCCAATCAGCAAGAAGACGAACAATACGATTACGTCTTTGAACATCATTCACAGTCAAGTTTGCGTGTTTGCCATCCAGAGCAAACAGTTCCTTAAAGTGAACAATATAATATCTACCCTGCTTATGTAGAATATGGCAGGATTGATAAAGTTTTTTCTCCTTTCTTGATGCAACTCCGATGCGAGTTAAAGTTTCACGAACTTTAAGAAAGTCATCAGGTTCATTAAGAATTACCTCCACCATTTGGTCCTGAGACCATTCAACAGTAGGTTCTACCGTAGTAGTCATTTTGATCCTCCAATATCAAGTCGTTGTTTAATAAAGTTAATTTGTTCTTTTGTCAGGATTTTCAGAGCTTGAGATGCTTTTTCATTACTATATCCATAGTATTGATTTAATACATTCTAAGTCTGTGACTTTATCCTTTCGGAGCCAGGAGAAAATCTCTTCTGTTTCCTTAGACTATTTAGATAAAATGAATATTGCATATCTTTATCAAGATGATGATTCATATTCATTTCATTTGCATACATAATACAATCAATATGTCCAGACAAACAACGATTGATAATATAGGAGGATAGGTTTTAATATCTTCAGATAAATCTTCTTTTGTAAAGTTAATTGAGTTTAACCAATCTTTGAGTTCGTATGTCATCGTATAATCTGAATGTCATCATCATCGGTCCATAGTTCAACTTTTGTTCTGAATCTATTTTCCTCTTTTAGTTTTTCATATCTCTTAGTTGCTTTCTTTTCCACCAGAGAAATAACATGTTCCAAGTAAAATTTATCCCAATTTGGACCACGAAGAAGTTTAGTTTGCTCTCCAAGAATGACTTCACGAACATTTGAATATCCATAATCCAGAAATATAAAATCTCTTCTTTTGAGTGAAGCAAAATGCAGCGTCATAATCACTCCATTAAATGTCTTCAAGTTTTTCTTTGTCCTTAAAGAAGTTTCTAATAATTGAAATCATCTTTGTTTGCCGCTTCATCTTTTTGGACGATGCTTTATTATCATGTTAGGTGGAGTATTATTGTCAGGAGAGTAAAGCGATCGTGAAGTTTATGAAAGATTCATCGTGAAGTAAGGTAAGAAATTTGCTTTCAGTCAAGTCCTTTATATCGCATATAATGGTTTGAGATCCATCATACTGCGATGCGTCTGTATCGTTGAACCACATAGAGTGATGTTGTCTCAAAGAGGGCAATGTCCTTCTCAAACACTTCATTCGAGTGTCTGCTCGTGCATAAGTGAGAACGACAAAGAAGAGCAAGTAGTTTGCCTCCAAGATAATTGTATCCAAAGGGTTCGTGATGGAACAATCACAAATCCCATGCTGCATGACGATTGAAAAAGACAAGATTTGGGACTTTTTCCAACCACTCATTTCTTGGTTTTGAATTGATAGTGGGAGAACCAAAACGAATAAAACCAAGAACCTTCTTTGTATTTTTTTCAAATACTATCCAACGAAGTTCTCTACCAGGAATATTTGACTCATTATTATGGGAAGATACTGCTCTGCAAGAAGAGTATTGTAATGCTCCTGCGGCAATGCCTGCTGAAACCGATCACCTATAAACTTGATATCAAAATCCATATCCTCGGGATGAATATCTTCATTGAAGAATTCATCGTGAAGAGGTACAAGAGTATTAGTAGTTTTAATGACTTCTTTCTTCACAAAACGCAGATAATCCTCAATATTTCCCATTTGCGAAAAATATTTAATAAACTCATCTGCGGACCATTGAGCATCTTTGTTCAGAAATAATCATTCAAACTCTCCAACCTATTCCTTTTAGGTCAAAGGTGCTTCATAAGGTGTAGACACAAGTTACTAGAAATGGCAGTTGATTTTGTTGCTTCTGCCATCTCACGATAACCAAGTCCGACATAAATCTGACCACCCACAACAGCAACGGCGCAGACCCCCACAGAAAATATAATACCACTGAGATTTAAGTTGGTGCCTAATCATTTGAACTCACACTCCACCATAATTTCTGTAAGGGCCGCCAAGAAGATTTATCTCTTGGTCCGCAACAAGAACGCACATCTGGTATTGATACTTAGCAAGAATCAAGAACGGCAGCAGGAATAGTTTGGGGCGAAACGACTGAGTCGTAAGAGTGCGTCATAAACCCTGCGAAGAATACTACTAGCATCGTTGTCGAGGTTGCCGACACAACCCACTTTACGGACTTCAGTAAAGTTCTTATCTTTGAGGTTTTTGATAAGATCATTGGTTTTTACATCACTAAAGAGTTGCAAGAGTGCAGAGTCGATTTCTCCTCCAGAAGAATAACGTTGGCATTCATTTAGAACTCTGTCTGCCAGTCTGGAAAGTGTTTGTTGACTAAGTTCAGCAATAACTTTTAGATCATACTCAATACTTTCCGCATCCAGGATACTTTGTAAGCGTTTAGAAGAATATCCTGCCAACTGTGCCTTCTCTTTCCTTTGATTCTAAAATCAACTGACAGCACATCGGGAATGGAGAGGTTCTATGATTTTGTTTATAATTGCAGGTGAAGATGAACCGGCAGTTATTACTAAATTCCTCAATAGACGCCCGTAGAAGGAGTTGAACGTCTGAGGTTGTGTTATCTGCCTCGATCAATGATGATGACTTTGTGTTTGAGCAGTTGACGAAAGCGATACGGTCGAAGCGAAGTTTCTTCGCATTGTTTCTGACAGTATCAAGGAATCTACCTTCGTCGGATCCATTGATGACATAAACATCTACTCCCAATTCATTACAGAGTGCTTTTGCTACAGTTGTTTTACCACAACCAGCAGGACCAGCAAGAAGAAGATTTGGATACTTCTCCTATTAGATCTTAAAAATTTTTTTAGTACTTTCAGAAAGAATTCATATTTAGATATGTCTCTGGAAAGAATACAATTCATTACAAGTATAGTTTCTTGGGTCTCTCGGACAACTCTTTCCAATTGCCCATCAAAAATATACACTGTGTGTATCTTCATCAGAAAGAATCACCTTTTTATATTTATACCCATTCAGGTTTTCGTTCTGGCATACGAAGATAATTAGATGCAACCCAAGGTTTGGATGCGATATACATTTTGTAAGCAGTAAAAGTGTCAAATGCTTGTGTCAAGTTTATATTCATCTGGCATAGCACGAGCAAAGGATGTTACATTCTGTCAGTTTACCTTTGGAAAAAGTATAATATGCTTCATAGAGTATCATGGCACGAATGCTGTTTCATCATAACGCAAAGTATATTCATCGCACAAGATTCAGTCCCATGCTTAATCAACCAATAAGCATTGTCAATTGATTTTGCTGCCCATTGGGTGCAGGGATGATTCCGAAATGCACCTTTCAGTCTATGTATGGAGCTCCATCAGTTATATGAACTTCACCATAGTTATGATACCATTTAGATGCAATAATCAGAAAGCATCTGACAGCGCTTCGAAGTGGCATTTTGACGATCGTGCTTGTCTACTGGGAGCAAAGGCAAATTAGCACTTTGCGGCAGGATCATGGACTTGTTACGAAAATGTTCATCCGAATGTGGAATTCAGGTTCCAGAGCAATATAATACACCGGGTGGTGGTTCTTGGACGTGAATCGTGACAAAAGTTTTTGTGACACTACCACTTCATAAGTTCCAGGAAGAACTTTGATATTTTCTACCTTGAAAGTTGAAGACAAAGTTAGTATCAGTTTCACCAACAACAACTAGCAAAATCATTTGAAGTTTCATTCTTCTTGTCACGAACCACCAGTTTCACCACACCTGCTTCACCAACAGCAGAGAGTATCAGGAAGTTGATAGACAGCTGCAGCTTTAGAAGTTTATCAAGTTGTTCAGTGCTCAACTCAAAGCAAACATCCTCACTAGGAAGATTAATTGCTTTATCAGGAGGAGTGATGATAACAGCTGGGATCTGCAAAGAAATACTTAGAACGAGACTTACCTTCTTTGATAACCACATATCCATCATTACTGAAAATCCAGTTCAGGACTTTGATACAGACCAAGACCATTCAGAAACTGGTTCAGATCATAGATACCAAAATCTTTGGGAAGATCTTCAGTCACAGTTGCTTCTGCAAGAATATTCTTCATCACAGAAATAGTGCGAAGTTTGCTACCTTGCTTAAAAAGAATGGACTGATTAATAGAAGAAAAATTCTTTAAGAACAGAAAGAGTTTTATCAGAGAGTTTCATAATCAATAGGGATAATCGCTAACGTTATCTTTGTGAAGTCCAGCAAAATGGTAAAGAAGAATGCAATAATGAATTGCTTTTAGAATATCCTGTTTGGACTTCCCATTCTTCTTACCAAAACGAGACAGATACTTGATTGCATTGCTGCGGCAGAATGGTTCGGCATCACCAATACTTTCAATCAAATCAAGAGTCTGAGTTTTGGATTGCTCAGAAGTATAGTGAGAATGATATGTGCTTGAAAGATACTGCTCAATTTCTTTTAGAGTTTTATCTTCTTTATACTTCCAAAAACCATTTTTGTTTGTATCTTCAGGCATATTCAATATTAAATGTCGAACTGAACGAGATGTGGTCATCACCAAGACCACCTTGGACAGTCGAGATCCAGTAAAAGACTATTGTGTCTGGAGAATCAAGTGTGGATTTCCCGTCAGACTGAGATACCGTCTTCCTTCCGAAAGTCTTGATCTATCCTTACCGTGTCTGCAGCATGAACTGCAGAAAATTCTTCTGGAAGAAGACTTTCATCACAGTGCTTCTCAAAGTTTTCAGGCATTGTGTTTCATAGTAAAGGGTACAAGAAGAAGGCACGTTGACCTTCTCACATATCCATCATAACGAGTCGTTCGTCTAGTCAAGAAGACCAGTTCCCAACATGATTGCTAGGCATCTGAAAGTCTGCATCCACTTTATCATAGAGTTCCAGGAACGATTGCTTGGTCTCATCATCAAAGCGGTTTACACACACTCACAATC